CCGTAGGTGTCCACTGTCCGCCTGTGATATCGACCTCATACTTCACACCATCGCCATAGTCGATAGTCAGCACATAGCGGTCTGCGCCGTCTACTGTCAGCCCCTCGGCCGATACAGGTCTAGCGTTTGTTTCACCTACATAGCCTAGTAGGGCTGTGCTTAGTGTTACGTCGTAGTCTGTGTTTAGTGTAATCGTCATTTAATCACCCCTCTTTACTCTATTGCAATATAATCAACATAGTATGTTCCTGTTGGCACGGTTCCTGTTGCCCCATCTCCCATGCAGACACTAAGATAATATGACGTTCCTGACCCATAGACGTGGGTGCAGTAGTTCTGATATGGTGTTGGTGCACCTGTCTGCCGTAGCGTTGCTATTACCTGTTTAGGTGCAAAGGTCAGTCCAAGAGGTATCTGCATCAGTGGATTCGCTTTCGTCATCTTGTATTCCACAGTGCCATAGTGTATCTTGCCGGCTCGGCTCAGTATCTCATCGATTTCCTCGCCTGCGTGTTGCATAGGATAGTCATTTTCAGTGATATCCTGCGCCAATGTCAAATTTTCATCAGCCATTATCTCGCCCCCTTAAAGCTGTTCTTCAACGCTCAGACCTACCGCTGAAATATCAGCACTCAGTCCGCCGTCAAAGTTAAAACCAAGATTTGTTATCGGTATATCATAGCTGTCTGTGCCGTTGGTGTATGTCACCACGTCACCTATGTCGAAACGTGGGTCACCAAGTCTGTGGTATAGCTCAGTGGTGTACCACGAAAATCCACCTATCCTGCGCCACAGAGATTGTAGCAAAGACTCTGTCATGTATGGATTTTCAAACTCTAAAACTCTACCCTGCGTTGTATCTGTCACACCAAGCGACAGCGTTACATCATCACTCACTTTGCAGATAATGCCCACGATAGCGTTTTGTCGTTCGCTAAGAGTAGGCAGGTCTATCGTGTTGTTATCCAATGTTTTCACCGGTTTGCCATACCACTTTCGTACGTACTTTCCGTACCTGTCAACATACCCGAACTGCCCTTGCGCAGAAGCCAGATAGGACAGCATCTGGCGCATGGTCACGTCTTTTGGCACGGAGCTGACCTTGAAGTAAAAGTATTTTGAGTACAGCACCTTGCCGTTCTTATCTATCAACCTTCTGCCGTTCTTGTCACGCAGTAACCTGACTTCCGTATAATCATTTCCATTCTGCAAACCTAATTGTCTGCAAATGTCGTCCTCGACTGCTTTATTCCAGTTTGGCATAGGGATATGCGGCACATATGGCTTGTCCGAAAAGTACAGCCTGTCCGCCATTGTCAACTGAACACTGCCGCCTGACTTTTTCGACTTGACACAGGTGAAATGTCCCATTGGTATCTTTTCGTCTGAAAGTATGCCGCTAGTTTCGTAGTCTACGAGATACAGATATGTGTCATACTCTTTACCAAGAAACGCTGTTTCAATGTCACTTATGGTCACGTTCCACGATTGCGAACACACGGCACCCAGCTCAATGTCGTCTGAAAGTGATGTTGCCTGCATGGAGCTATCAGCTGACATAATGCTGTCACCTGATATAACGCCCTCTGCATTCTCTATCCACAGCCGCCAAGTACGGCAATAGCTCTCGATACACTGAGAGACGGGTTCATTCTGTACTGTATACAATTTTACCGCCTCCTAGCATTCGATTAGGTCTACTGCAACATTTTTCAGATACTTCATCGGTGAGACCCACTTTAGCACATCATATTTTGTGTCGCCTGCATACATGGTGCACGTTTGCTCAACAAATGTTTCATCTGTAAACGTCACGCTAAAAAATGGCTTGCTTACGTTAGAAATGTATTGATTTATCAATGCGACTTGCTCACCTGTGAGGTGTACCCACGATATGATTAATTTCTTCTTTATGCACACCATATCGCCAACAAGCTTTCCGTTTGCTGAACGTCCTGTATTATCCGACCAGATTTTGTTGTTCTGTACCTGCAAATCTGCAGGTACAGGCATTTCTACACCGTCGAATTTTAGCATTGTGTCACCACCTCACTTTAGTGCAACGGACTTTTACCTGTCCGTCTGGTTGTATCGTTTATCCCGTCAACAGCAACTTTCACGAAACTGTTCTTGTCAGGAACGATTTTAACTGTCATTTCATTGTTTCTGCTACCGCTGTTCTGAGTATCTCGGTTTGCTTCACGTACTGCCTGATATACTGCTTGACTGATTGCCGCAGTGATCTGATCATTATTTGCAACAGCGTTTCTGCTACCGATAGAACCGACCATTTCAGGTGTGCCGTTTTCTCTTGCAACAAAAAGCTGACCTGTCGCAGGATAACCGCCTCTTGCATATCCCTGCACACGATATCCAGGTGCTGTATAGCTTATCTGTGGTATAGATACAGCTTGCCCCATAGCGGCGAGAATGCCATTTGAGGCTATCTGTATTGCAGGCACCGCACTATTGAACGAATTGAAGAACTGGACGTGGAAACTATCTGCCTTGTCGAGAATTGTGTTGAAAATGTCAACTATATCGTTGATGAGGCTATTTTTTCTCAGGTCAATTCCGTTTTTAAAGCGGTCTATAAATTTGATACCAATTGAGGTTGTCGTGGACTTTGTATCAAATGTTGTAACGGCTGATTTTGCTGTTTTTGCTACGTAAGTGTTCATAAACGTTGACAGCGATTTTATGCCGTTCATGAAGCCTTGGAGGAAAAAGACACCGATTTGGTGCGTTTCTCTTGACGGAGAATGCTCATCAAGTGCAAGCTTTAATGACTTCAAGCTGCTAAGTCCGAGGTCATTTGCAGCTGCGAACGCTTTCTTTTCCTTGTCGGACAAAGAGTTTGCAAAACCTGCAACACAATTTTCGCCGCCCAAAGTGAATTCATTGAGCAAACTGCTGGTCATTCCTTTTACAGATTTAATAGTGCCGTCAGTACCCAATTCAATTCCCTTTGATAGCTGTGCGGCCATTTCTTTTCCGTAATCAGTCCAATCGCCTGTTTTTGCACCTTTTTTGGCGGCAATTACCTTGCCCCAACCGCCTATGTCAGCATGATTGAGGTCAATGTTTGACGGGCTAAGCGCCTTGACATATTCACCAAGGTTTACTTTTGTATCTTTGGCAGCTTTCTTTATTACATCTTGCTGATCACTGAAATTTTTCTTTTGCTCTTTAATGTTATTGCTATAGCTATCGTTAAAATACTTCCAAGCATCATCTGTCCACTGAAGATAATCGCCATACACATTCGTAGTTTCTTGCTGCGCAAAAAACTGAGCTTGATCATCAATAGCTGTGTTTAATTGCGACTGTGCCTGACCTAAAATCTTTCCAAGTCCGTCCTTAACTGATTTTGTCTGTTCATCTGCACTATCGTTGATGTTCTTTTTTGCATTTTCAAATGTTTCTTTTGCAAGTGCAAGTTGTGCATCAGATACCCAACCGAGATCATGTTGTTCTATCGTCTCTTGGTATAGGCTTTCGATATAATCAAGAGAGTCTTTTTTTGCGTTACTTATTGCAGTTATTGCTGAATTTGCATTGTTCTGAACGTCTTGAATAGAACTTTTGAACGTATCAAAATCCTCAAAGTCGATTTTGGATAAATCAATCTTTGATAAGTTTTCCTTGTACTCCTTATATGCGTCAGATGTTTCAACCGATTTTGACAGAAAATATTTTGTCGCTTTGTTGAAATTCTCGGTTTGCTCGTCTGTTGGCGTGCCACCATTCCATATAGTATTGTAATAATCGTTTATGGATTGTTGTGCCTTGTCAACATTGCCTGAAAGTTGAGAATTTAGAGCGTTCAGCTCGCTGATACTGCTTTGTATGTTTGTTTTTAGATTATCAGGTAATCCGTCCATTGCAGACTTAAAATTGTCGATAATGCCTTGTGTTTCTGCACCAATATTGTCCTTGATAGCGGTGGCTATTGTTTCAAACCCAGATGTTATATTTTCTTTATCGGTGTCTGTAAGCTTTCCTTTAAGCCCACTTAGCCTGTCTCCAAAATCGTTCAAATTGCCAACAGCTTGATCTATTTTGCCTTGATTGCTTGTGATTGTTTCTTTATATTCAGAAACAGCTTTTTTGGCTTCAATGATTTTGTCACACTGAGCTCCAAATGCTTCCGCAATTTCAGATATTTTAGTACCGCCATTGTCAGAAAGTCCGACTATTTCCATTTTGGCATCTCTTGCACCTTTGTACAGACCAATAAATGCACCAGTAAGCGTTCCTACTATAGCAACTGCACCTGCAATAGGTCCTCCGATTGCAAATGCCGCTGCAATAGCTCCAACAGCTATGCCTGTATCAACAAGTGCGCTGTTCCAATCCAACGTGCCTTTCGCAAGTTTTTTGAAGAAATCAAATCCTGCAAAACCGCCGACAATACCTGAAATTGCTCCTACTCCAACTGCTTTAAGCTTTGATAGCCAACTCGTACAATCTTTGACAATTTTTAATGCTCCAAACGCCCCTTTAAGCTTCTTCACCCAGTTAATCAGGTTAGCAATCTTATTCACTGCCCATACTGTTGCCAATAGCCCTGCAATGACTTTAATCATATCCTTGTGCTTTTTGAGCCAATTGTAGAGTTCTTTCAGCTGAGCTTTGACTTTTTTGTAAAGCGCGTCCGTCTGCTTGTCAAGTCCTGCAAGAAAGTCATATTCAGGCAAATCAATGCCGAGATCATATTTGTTGCCTGTGGTATCTCCGCTGTCATTGCCGTTGTTCTTGTCAAGATTGAGCTGATTTATCTCATCAAAGCTAGCAAGTGCAAGCAACGCTTTCTTTGTTTCCTTGACAGATTCTGTTGCATCGTCTGCATTCTCTGTTACACTGCTTAGACCTTTGCCAACCTCAGAATAATCTATTGTCGGCAGCTCAAAGCCTAACCACTTTGCAATGGCATTAGCGGCGTCTGTGAGAAGTCTTACAAACACTTGGACATATGGTATCATCTTCACAGCAAACACGCTCACAATGTTTCCTATGGCTCTCTTGAGCTGTTCAAACTGTTGCTGCAGAATTCTCATAGAGTTCGCAGGCGTGACGATGGTTCTTGCCATATCGCCCATAACATTTGTAGATTGCTGAAGAATAGCGACGTATCTCAGCTGTGACTTCTGTGCCTGTGTCATGGTATTGATGTTCTGCTGAATGCCATTATCATAGGCTATCTGTTGAAGTGTTGCGGCGTCAAGAGCATAACCCAATCTACGCAACGGTTCAAGTTCTCCAGAGATGCCAGATTCAACTTTCTGCATAGCATCTTCTATGGAGATGTTGAAGAATGATGCTATATCATAGCCTATCTGCGTCAGGTTTTTGGACATTATGTTTGACTTTTCAGCTGCAACTCCAAAGCCTGTTGTTATCTGTTTGAACACGCCCTGAAAGCGTATCCACTCAGAAATATCAATGCCAAGCAGACTATTTACTTTTTCGGCATACCTATATGCTTCTTCTGAATAATCGCCCATAGCTACTGTAAATAGGTTGATGTTTTCGACATACTCGTTTGACGATTGTAAGCAGTCGGCGAGTGCATCTGCAGCCCTATTGACTGTGACGTAAAGTGCGGCGGCTCTTATTCTTGCGTCCTTAAAAACTGAGGACAAACTGGTATAGGATTTTACAGTTACGGCATTTGCAGATGCAAGGTTTCCGTTTCTCGCAATTGAACTCTTCATAATGCCGTTAAGTGCAACAAGTCCATTTTCGGCTTTTGAAACCTGTGTTGTCAACGGCTCTATAGCGGTGGTAAGCTGGCGTATTCTCGTTGCGAACTCATTGATTTTCTCTGTATCGAGTGACTTTGTGATATCAGGTATCTTTTTGAGACTGTTAAGGAATGGCGAAAGATTATTCTTACCCATTTCCTGCATTGGCTTACACGCCTCTGTAATAGCCGTTATATTCTCTTTAAGCACACTCACATTACTCATGCCGCTTACTGCATTACACGCCTCAGAGAGCTTTTTGATGCTGTTCACGGTCTTTGTAACATTCGGAGACTTTATCTGTGATAGCTTTGAAACGCTTTCAACAAGCTTTGCAAGCTTATCCACACCTGATATAGCATTGGCACTTGCCGCTATTTTGTTGAGCTTTTCAGAAAGCTTGTCAAGCCCCGAAAGTTTGCCCACTGACTTTTTAAGCGTTTCGAGCCTAACAATCAGCCTATCGAGTTTTTTTTCAGCGTTGTCGGACGAAGCTTCTACTTTCAAACTAAGTTTATCGATGTCTAATCCCATACTTTTCACCTCCTATAAAAAAAATAAGGGTGGCAATAAGTCTGTTTAATTGCCCTTATTTGCCGCCCTTCCTTTATTAAATGCTTCTGCAAATTTCCTGAATTTCTCCGCATTTTCTCGCATGATGTCATCATACGTTTTTTCATTATCCTTGTCGGCTTTGAAAATATCATGCGGTTTATCGGGATATTTGCCGTCTTTTGAAAAACAACTTGCTATGGCTTCTTGAACATATAGTCCCGTTAGCCATGCATTGAAATTGTCCTTTTCTCTCTTTGCTTTTTGTGTCATCTCATCAGCTTTGCGAAAGGCAACTGCCAAACAGCAGTCACCTTCCCAAAACTCTTTGGCAGTCATGCCTATGGATAAGTACAATGGCAAAGCTTTTAGAAATGTTTGAGTATATGTTTGCTCTTTCGGAACGTTGTCTACTCTCCAACGCTCCAGGTTATCAAATTTTCCCTATCCTCAGCAGGGTCATTTGTTGTCAGTGTCTCGATAGTTTCGCTGTACATTGAGAACAGAGTCTCTATAAGCTTGTCCTTATCAGCGAAAAGAGCTTGCATCTTGTCAATCTGTTCAGGCTTTACGTTGCGGTGATTTTTCTTGAACGCACCTGCAAACAGCTCATTCAGAGTGTTCATTGGCTTGTCTGAGAGATCATTCAGAGTAAAGCCGTTATTCTCCATTTGCCTTACTGTTCTTCTTGAAAACTCAAGAACGTAATGCTGACCTTCGTAATTGAAGTTGATTGTCTTTGCCATTGTTTTATCCTCCTAAAAATTATGTATCTGAAACTGTTATAGGTGTTACATCTGACTGTACATAAGAAGTGAGTTCCATTTCTCTCTTGCCACCGACTTCGCCGCCCTTAACATTTGCAAAAATTGAGCCTGTCCAGCCCCAAGCACCATACTGGCCTGTTTTGCCAAAAAGAAGCCTAAACTCGATATCAGTTTTGCCCTCAAGTTTCTTGACTTTGTCATAGGTAACTTTGACATAATTTGCTCCAAATGTATAGTCAGGAACATCTGTCATACCTTCAGCATATTTTTTCTGTCTGCTTGACAAGTCAGAAATATCCAACTTTTCAGGGGCGGTAAACAGATCTGGATATGATGTAATGTCACTCAGTATCTCAAATCCGCTCATGCTGCCTTCTTTGTATTCGAGATATGTATCAATCGTTGCGTGTTCCAATTTCATTACCTCCTATAGATTATTTCGTCCGTATCAACTTTGCACTCGAAACGCATTGTGATACGATATATTGATGTGTCAGATAGATTTTCAATAGGCTGGCAGAATGTTCTTACCATACCGATTTTATCAAACTCGTCTGACACAAGGTTTCTGATTTTTTTTGCTTGCGTTTTCTTGCCTTTGGCGAGATTGCTATAAACATTCACTGTGTACAGTAGATTGCTTGCGTTCTCAATTCTGCCACTGTCTATGTACGCAGGATCAACCGAGTTACTTGTTTCCACGATTGAAACATACGGAAATGTTGCTGGTTTATCTGTGTTTATGCTGCTGACAGATATATTTTTGAAGGCTTTTTCAAGTGCTTTCGACACTGTGTCAAACACCTTGTTTTCAATGTCAATCACTTAAAAACCTCCTTAATAATGTTGTCGAGAGCATTTCGCATTTCCAACCCTGTTTCGTACATAAATGGCCTGCTTGGCATACCCTGTGTAAACTTCCACGTTCCGTCGTCAGCAGGATAAAACCAGCCTATACGTCCGTCTTGCGTCGTGATATAGTGTGTTCCGCCCATATATTGATAGCCACATTCACTTATGGCTTGTCCTACATATGGCTGTGATGCACCTTTTACACCTGTTCCAAATTCAACGAACACCGCGTAATCACAGTCACAAGAAATAAAGCCAGCATTAAGCAACGGGCTATAGTAGCCGTCAACCTGACTGAGCAAATGTCCTGTATCAGGGATATCCATTTCAATGACTTTTGCTCTGCATATCGTTAGTCCATAATCAGTCAGACGCTCCACAAGCAGTTGAGCTTTTTTGTGTATCTCAGCTTTATATGCTTTCATTTGCTCAACGGCTTTTGTCAAGCTATCTTCTGACAGATTAAACGCTATCTTCCTCATTGACATTCACCTGTTTTATGGCAAACTGTATTTGATTTGGCGTAACAGAGCGTTTTTTTACAATGAAATTGTGAGGACCATTGACGTCAATATCTATCCACAGCAGTGAGTGTTCATCAATTTCGCACTTCATATCTGCGGTTGACATTGTTCTATCATAGTCCAGGTTTCGACCGAACTGTGACATTTCGCTGTCGCTTTTATTGCCTGATATCGACATATAGCACTCGCTAAAATCTGAGTAACTTATGCCTTTCTCGCCTGTCCTATAGCCGTCATCATCAAGTAAATCTTGTTCACCTAAATACAGCTTATAGCTTATTTTTGTAACGTTTCGCATTAGGTTTCTCATTACAATACCTCAGCTTTCGGAACGATTTCGTCAAGCAATTGTTGAGATACCCACGAGCTTTCATATGTACGGCTTACTCCGTTTTCAGAGTGTGCCTTTTCGCCCTCAGCTCCACGCTTATTGTATAGGTCTATGGCAATTCTCAACTGTAAGCCTTTGTACTGTGGCTCAACCTCTGTGCGGTCTGTGCCGAAAGGGAAGCGATGTGCAAGGATAATTGATTGAGCAGTGTCTAAATACTGCATAATCAATTCCTCAGATTTTTCCTCAGGAACGCTTGCCTTAAACAGCTCAATCATATCCATTTTGCACTCTCCTTTTATGCCTTAGAGGCTACTGTAGCTGAACCAGCTTTTACAGCTTTGTTGTTTGCATCTACCTCAACGATGAGTATCTTATTGCCTGTTGTTGCGGTGATCTCAGATACTCCGTCCCATGCAGTGTAGCCTGACTTGCATTCTGCACCAAACTCAGGAACAGTTACACTTGATGCTGTCTTATACTTGTAGGAGTTGCCTGCTGACAGAGATGGTGATACTGTTACCTTTGTCTTGCCTGATGCACTTGTGCCAGCGACAGAATTTACTGTAAGTTCACCGATTTTGGCATTTGTGTTGATAACATAAACGTTATCCATGTCCTCAAATGATGGCAGGACGATTTCGCTTGCAAGCACTCTTATATTAACAGGGTTTTGCTGCTTGATTGTTGTGATTGCAACGCCTGTATTTACGATAGCAACATCTGCCTTGCCGTCAGCCATGAGGTCAGCCTCTTCAGGTGTTGTGCCATAAACTGTTGAACCGAGTGGCTGTGCGGGGAGAAGTGTTACCATATCATCTGGATAAAATCTCTTTGCTGTGCCACTTTCGTCAATAAATGACTTGTTGTTTACAACGACGGTGAGCTCAGTTTCCTCAGAGATGTACTCCTTTACGAGCTTGTCTGTTACGAGAATAACGCCACCTGCTGCCTGAGCTTTGGCGACGATATATGCCTTGACGTTCTCATTCTCTCTGATATCTTTGAGTGTCTTCTTTGACATCAGGGCGATTGCAGGATCGTTTCCTGTAAGCTTATAAATAGCTTCCTTAGCATCAAGAATGTCCTGTACAGGGTTTGAATTCTTGTGGTCTGTCCATGCAGCTGTACCTGTGAGAGCTTTGAAATTGTTTACCTTGAATGAGCCGTCAACGTCATACTCATACAGACAGCTTGCCTCTGCACCGTCTGACAACTCAATCTTAGGAGAACCATCAGCCGGTGAGAGAAGCTGCATGATCATTCTCTCTGGAACAACATTTGCACCATTGGTAAGGTTCTTGGCATCGCTGTAGATGTTATCAAGTACAGGCTGTACATATGGATCATTGCTGTCCTGTGCTCTCAGGATCTCCTGCCTGTCGCTTTCCTTGATGATAAAGCTATCACGGAAGAATGGCATTTCTGTCTGAATTGCAGTTACACCAATTCTATCTCTGACATGTGCTACAGTATCAAATGCGCTCTGTCTGAGTGTTACAGGCAGGCCTGACCTACCCTTAATCCACTTTATATCGATACCCTTTTTCTTTACAGGTGGGAACAGGGAAGTTCCCAGATAGCCTTCTGTATTTGCCTGCTCTATGTACTTTGTCCAGTACATAGCAAATGCTTTGGCTGTGAAAACATCTGAAAAATTCTGCATTATGTATTGCCTCCCTTATTCAAAAAAATGTGATTCTTGGCAGAGCTGTCTTAGCCGCTGTCTGCACTGTTACGCCGTTAGCTGTCAGCTTTGCGGTTGAAACTGTTCCTGCATACACAAGAGCTACTGTCTTATCGCCGTCGGTTACGTCAACTGTGTCGAGCAGAAGACCGATAGCGGTTGAATCGTTTGCAGGAAATGGAGTTCCACCTTTTACGATTTTCTTTCCGTTGCTATCAGCTGTGATAGTGCTTGCCTTGATTGTATATGGTCTTGCCAAAAATTCGCCGTTCGCGAGAATTGTCTTATCTGCAATTACGGCTGTAGACTTCATCATGTTAGCCATTTAATTACCTCCTATATGTATTTTTTTAGACCTTCCGCCGCAGTTTTAGCAATGGTTGCTCTGTCTGTAGCCAATTTCTCAGCTATCTTTTCAGCAGATGTAAGTCCGTCGTTTCCGCCTGCTCCCTGAGGCTTTGGAGTATTCTTTAGACCGTCTTCTTTAAGCTTATCTTCAACAGCTTTCTTCTGAGATGTGAGCATTGCAGCAATGGACTTTGCAGAATTAACTGTAGTTTCTTCATTGTCTGAAACAATGCTGTCGATAAATCCCTTGTAATCGTCCTCTTTAAGGCCACAGTTTACGAACTCCGCAACAGCTTTAGTCTTGTTCAACATTTTCAGGTTGGTGATCTTAGCCGCCTCAGCTTCATCAGTGAGTTTTTTCAATTTCTGCTCAGCCGTCAGCTTTTCGGCTTCATAGTCATCATATTTCTTTGCCTTATCTCTGAGTGTCGCAAGCTCGTCAGCTTTTACACCGCTGGACTTGGCTGCTGTGACTTCACCATTGTGTTTGTTCAGAAATGCTGTGATTTCCTCATCTGTTGCGTTTGGGAAAATACCCTTTACGTCTTCTCTTGTCATAAGAAACACTCCTTTTCTACGTCTACGCTTATTAACGCCGGTTGCTCGGCTTGACGTTTGCTGTTTAACGCACAGCTACAATTTATTTCACAGGTTGCATAACACACCTGCAATTAACGATTTCTTTTGCCGATGCTCCCAGCGAACTATCTTGCGGAAACATCAGCTGGCTGTTGCCAATGTCAAATGGTTCAAACAAGCTCCTGACTTGTCCGTCTGCGACTTTGTGTGTATCTCGGACCTTGTTGTCCTTAAACGATACCCACATCTTCTTTGTGTAACCGCTTTGATAATATCCCTCTAAGGTTGCACACTCGCACAGAGCATTTATTTCTGTACGTGATATAGTCCTAGCTCGGTTTACCGAAAATGCGTTGTCATAATCACCACTTTCAATTAGCCTTTGGGTTGTCTGCTGAATTTCCTTTGCAAACTGTTCCGAGTGCTTAACAATCCATTTTTGGGAATATTCTGATAGCCCCTTTACATTGCTTGCTATGGTCAGAACATACTTTAAAAAATAATTGTTCGTAATCTCGATGTATGTGCTTGACATTATCGTTGCATACACTGTTGCATATAGCAGATATTTGTCGCTGTCAGCACGCTCACGCTGTGAGGAAAATATCTTATCGAGCTCTCGTTCAAACACTGCCGCCATTTCTATTCGCAACAGCTTTTCAGCGGTTGGAAGCTCCATTTTGTTAAACCACAACACGTTAAGCTCATCAAATTTAAGCGTTGCCACTGTTATCACCGCCGTTGTTGTCCATAGCTCCTATAGCTTTGAGCATTTCATCAGCTACAGTGGTATTTACGGCAAAATTCCCCGTATCTTGCTGTTGCTGCGTTGTTGCTTCTAAATATGGCTTGCTATCCTGATAAACCTGTTCAGGATCAGAAAACAATCCACAGTGCAGAATGGCTATTCTTGGGTGAATGCCTGCCTGCAACATATTCATCAGACCTTGTGTCTTAGTGAGCAGGTTGTCGGTCTTGTTTCTTGTAAACTTCACATCAATATCGTGAAGCTTAATATCTTTGACTTCCTGCTTACAGTTTCGAGTATTCTTGCAGATTTTCAGAACGACTCTTAAAAATTGCTTTTCAGGCTTCACGAACATCAACTCAAAAGCTTTGGCAGCACTTTCAGCCATTACCCAGCCTTCACCGATTATCAGTGCTTGACCTGTGTTGCCGCCTGCGCTTGCTCTACGATCAGGCACACTCGCAATCGTCAGCATTCGATCATATAGGTCATCTTTGGCTACCTGAGTCTGTGAAATATCGAGCTTTGTTTCGATATTTTTTATTGACGCTTGACGCCCTTCTTGCGAACGGGTTTTTATTGCACCAAGCTCTTTGAGCTCTTGCAGCTGTTTTTTGTCGATATCTATGTTGTCAAACCATGTAAACGCCTGTATTATCTGCTCAATTCCGTCAATGTCATTACTGTCAATGTTGTTTATAGCATCGCAAAGTGTTATAACTGTCTCAAATGAGCCTAAACGTTCAGGGTTATTTTCATACTCGATAATTGGGATATAGCCAATGTTGTTCGGCTGTGATCTAGCCACAACGCCTTCACCGTTTTTGAAGTCGATACGCCAATACCACTCATCGGTGTAAATGTCAAATGACCTGTAGCTAGTTATATCTGTGTTTGCAAATATGTAGCTGGAGTATGTCACACCGATAACAGGCTTTCGTTTATAGTCATTGCTGTAGATAACAAACGTGTTTCTAGGGTCAAGTATATACGTTTCAAACGGAACATCTTCGTCCACATCAGAGGGAAGTACGAGCCTATATCCCACACCACATTGATTTATCCACTCAGCTAGCTCTCTGTCCTTGGCAGCTTTATCGTCCTCTTGCATATACTCGTTGAGAGCCGCCACTCCATTATCCGATGGAACATCGCTCTCTGTATTGTCAAGCTCGCAATTTCCACGCTTAACATACTGAACAGGCTCGCCAAAGATAAAACCAACTTTGAAATTGTTTATTTCCAATGCATGGTTTTCGACGATTTTGTTATTAATCTCAGGCCTAACCTCTTTGACACGATTTAAAATTGGTTGTTTACCACGTAGATAGTTGTGGAGATACTCAATTTCTTCTCGGTTCAACTCGTGAGTTGCGACCGCTCTCCGAACTATTTCAATAATGTTTTCTTCTGTAATATCTCTTTCATTCAGAAAGATTTTTCGTCGGCCGTGTAATTCCGTATTGTTTCACCTCCGTGCAACAAAAAAAGTGCCTATCAGCTATCTTTTTTTAGATAACTAATAGGCACTTGGTAATTAAACACTTGGCACTTAATATTTGCTTTACAACAAAACAACAAATTCTATTCAAGCTTTCGCTTTACACATAAAATTCTAATCATATTCAGCCACTAGGCGGATAAGGCTGAGCTTGCAGGAGCGACCCACAAGCTTCTTACCCGTTTGTATCCTACGCGAGATTAATGCCCGCAAATTTCACATGACTTTCAGCAAAATTTTGTTTCACGATTTATGCTACTCTTTCTTGCTTCTTGCCTTATTTCAACGTGATTATCAGATTGTTTTGGTATTACCCACATTGGCTTGCAAGCACCAGCTCACAGCTTATGGGCTTATTGTCTCACAGAGACCGTCTATTATTCTGACGGCAAGTTTGCAAAGCCTTTGACTATACATTTTATGTGCACAACCGACTTCGATTGAGAATGCTCTCTCCATTGATAGCCTCACAGCTATTAATAAGCCCCCTTGCGAACGTATCCGTACACACAAGACACCTCCGGTTGTCGATTTCTGAGCGAGTTGTCAGCCCGTTATGCACTCAGGTAAATAAAATTTGTTATTTTGTTGTAAAGTTTCTTATGGTGCCGACTTTCAGGCTCACACTGTCAGCCGACATGTGCGGCGTGTTACCGCCGCTGTAAAAACAGAAAGGAGATCAAGCCTGGACAAGCTTGCATGACAGCTGCTTTGTGGGTGATACCTGGAGAGGATAGCAGCTGCCAAATGGAGCAGATATCAAGCTGGCACGCTCTCAACCTGCATTCTTGCCGCTGCCTGCTCAGCCCTTGCGGCTAGGTCCCGTTAACGTCAGGCTGTCCTGTAAGCCATTAACTCCGATTACACTTACAGCAACACATATTCATGACTATGCGGAGTAGTTTCACTGGTGCAGGCTTTAAGCTCGTGAACTCTCAACCTGCAAATTCAAAGCTGTACCTGTTGCAATACAGCTTTGCGATCCTGCCCGAACACTCATCAGTGTTGGCAGAGTAAAGGAATGATATGCCTTTTGATACGGGATTAAGCATTAACCCGTTGGTTGGCTGGATTTCGTTCCAGCTGACGAAATGAATTTAGCTTTAAGGAAAATAAATTCATTGTAAAAAAGTACCCTAGGCTATTCTACCCAGCGACACACAGCCATCAATGTGTGGTTTTTAAGTTATTCGTTATCGACCTTGGCCGACAGACTTATAACAGGCTTGGTGTTCCGTGTGGGAATTGCACCCACTCTGACTTTGCGGAACATACGGGGCTTTCGCCCCGTAAATTAACTTAACGGAGGTGCTTTTCAGCACTTATGGGCAATTTAACTGCAACGTTTTTCTTACAGCCCTTGCAGTATGGATAGATAACGCCCTTTGCGTCATTATCGACTTCCATAAGCTTTCGCTTTATGCCTGCCGCCGCACAGCTCGGACAATATACATCTATGCGCCTATTATGTATGCGCCTATTATCCATTACCTATCCCTCCTGACAAGCCTATTATAATACTACTTTTCAACTTTTTCCACTTCACGCCACGTAAAATATTTTTCAACATTTTTGTTCATGTTGCACAATTCGCTTTCATTTCAGCGTCTGCCTATAAATTTTCCTTATTTAAGTCCCCCTATATAATCCTCTTGATAATCTCCACACTTGCGCCTACGCCATTTGTTGCAAACGCACACAGCTGTGCCATGCTGTCAGGGGCGTCATCATGTGCGTTTTTACCGCTCTGATTAAATGCAAACAGGTTTTCCAGAAATTTATCGTACATCTCACCTCTGCCGTTATCGTTTCGATAATACACCTGTTTTATGTCAGGTGCATACTGCAATATTCGGCTGAGCTTGCTCTGCGTTGTCGGCGCACGTTTACTGCTGATGTTTATGTGGACGTTCTGTGCTCTCAGCTGCTTATCTATCTCATCTGCATATTCACCACCACCGTTATTGCCTTCAAACCTCTCTTGGTGTATCTGATGTTGTATGCTCTTTGCCACAACCATTGGCTGTGTGATTTTTTTATCACCCTTGCTGAAAACCACGTCTTGCAAAAACAAACTTCCGTCCTCATACAGATATCCTATCGGCATTGCCAGATAGTCACCGCCCCACGCCACATCACACACAGCTATTCTTCTTGCAGATCCGTCAGGCAGTGTTCCGTTATACCAGTTCATTTCGTCCTTATGGAAGAGCAGACCTTCACGTTCCATAGGTTGCTGCATATACAGGCAACTAAATGTGACATTATCTATGTCTGCTTTTATGTCACGTATTTTTTTATCTGTGTATCTGTCCGCACAGTTGTAATTGAAATTACTATGGCCGTTATCGTCACATACGGGTATCGCAATAAATCTATATCGCGGATCTCCCTCATGATCAGTTCGCATTCGGCTGATAGGGTCATGCAAACTCCATATCGTACCGAGCATTATTTGCTTTACATTATCGCCTATCTGTCGGGTTGTCAGCGTATCTCTGTAATCCTGCCACAGTGTTTCAAGCCTTTGCGGGTTTCTTGCCACTTCCGCATTCTTCACGAGGTCATCTGTTATCATGAACTTATTTGCTCTCGTTCGACCTGTTACCGAACCGCCCAGGGAGATAACTCCGATAGTAGGGAAGTCGCCTTTTTTTCGGTACGATATAGTGTTGTACTCTGCACTCAATGTAGGCATACCATTGTCGAATATATCGTTGTGCCCATATTCACTTGTGTCCGTTAACATTGATACCACACTGTCATACATCATTTTCGACATTCCGTCTGAGTATGATGTGTATATGTTCGCAGACTGCGGAAACAGTCCTGCAATGTATGACAGCAGAAACTTTATAAGCGTACTCTTGCCTGCACCTGGGGGCGTGCTCAAGCTCAGAAACAGGGCGTCCTCATCGTCTATGAACTCCTGTATCTGCGTTGCCAGCTTGTGCTTGCCCTCAAGAACGGCTCTCCTTGGCGCCCAAAACTTTGCGCTTGGTTCTCTGTTCCATTCCGAAGCCAGCATATATGCGTCAAAATCGCTGTCGCCTGCCCACAGCACGAATTTGTGAGCGAGGTCATACCACTCTTTTGCGAGTTTTGCCTTGCCTGCTTTTGCAAGTTCACTTGTTTTTCTCATTGCGTTCTCATAGCTATGCTTTGCCGCCTTTATCATCGGCTTCTTCTTTTCGTCCTGAACCTTTAACGTTTCTAGCAGGAGCTGTTCTGTTTTCAACTCGCCATTTGCCTGTTTTTGGGCAAGCTTAAACATATCTTCTTTACTTAATGCTCTGTTGCCTACTACTGTCAGATCTATCATACTTTTTCTGCATGGCATAAAAATAGTGCCACACAACTAGCCTCCTTTCATCGTCAGCTATGTGGCACTTGGCACTCGGCACTTGGCACGCTCTATCTTTTTATTATCGTTCTGCTATTATCGTTCTGCCCTTATATTGTCATGCTCTTATATCATTCTGTTCTTGTTGCTCTCATTTCATTATACCACGTTGAACGGCTTATACCAAGTTCACGGCAGGCGGCAGCTACTGTCATTTCACCGCTATCGACCTTTTGCTTTACCTCATCAGGTATGTTTACAGTTTTCGGTCTACCTTCCTGGTAGCCCTCTTTTTGCCGTGCAATGGCTTTGCCTGATTGCGTTCGTTCTAGTATCATCGCTCTCTCAAACTCGGCAAATGCCAACAGGTTTGTGGTGATCAATTTGCCTATCGGTGTGTTTTCTATCAGACCCATGTTGAGTATGTGTATCTTGACACCTTTCGCTCTCATTCGTTCGATATACTCCAAGCCTAACGCTGTTGACCTGCAAAAGCGGTCAAGTTTTGTAACTACTATCGTGTCCCCTGAAACAGCCTTATCCATTATCTCGTTCAGGACCTTGCGTTCCTTTGCACCTGAACCCTGTTCCAAATGTATTTCTGCATTTGCATAGTTACTTTTTATCAATTTCTCTTGATCTTCAAAGCTGTTTCCGTCTATCTGACCTACGGAGCTGACTCTTGCATATCCGTATACCATTGCACCTCACCCTTTATGCTTACTACTATTCTTCCTATTACTATTCTTCTTCCTGCTACTTTTCTGCTTGCTCGTCCTCTTTTGTTATCACATATGATCCCGTTGCTCTTTTGCCACGCGTGCTTTTTGGCTGTATGATTATTTCATAGCCCACAATATCCAGCATTCGTATTGCGTTTGATACCTGCATATCACTTCTTAGCATTTTCGCAACTGCTGACTGTGCCTTGTAGCCCAGCTTATCCCTCATTTCAATTTGGGTTACTCCTCTTTTTTTCATTACATCTCTTATTGCTTTTCCAATTGTCATTTTAGCTCGCCGCCTTTCATTGATTTTATTATATCACCTATTTGTGATATTGTCAACCCTTTTTTTATATTTTTTCTAGTCGGGGGGTTGAGTGAAGGGGGTGGGTCCGTCCTGTAAGACCCCCAGGGGTGGGTCATTTTTCCGTTTATAAAGGTATATATAATAATAACGGCTGTTTTCTATGACCTTGTTTGTGCAAATGTGTGCAATATCTTTTGATTTTTTGTACATATTCAACAAAGATAAAAAATATCACCTAAAAGTGATAAAAAAGTGTTGACAATATCGCCTAAAGGTGATATTATAATAACAGAAACAAAAACCACAGCAAGACAGCCCAAAGGGCAGGAGGTAAAACATGAAAAGATATTTTTGCAAGACGAACGCATATAACTGTGTTGTATTCGTGGACGAGAACGGCAAGGGGTTCATGATTTATGAAAACCTATTTGACGAAGAACTAACAATCGACGTTGCAAAGAACAGTGACTACAGCAACCTTGACGGCTGTGAGACTGCTGAAGAATGTGCACAGTGCATAGGCACGCCGCAGGCAATGCAAGAGGTATTTACATTTGACCCGGACGAATTCGAATATATTGAAGAATTTTAAAACAGGAGGTATAACACCATGAAAAGAACAGAAATTGAACAGCAGATCATAAACCACTATATGCAATTTGTCACCGACGTTGAAACAATCGTCGATGATCGCCGGATTTTATACCGCGTCGGTGATCGTTTCGCCGTTGAGGTCACACGATGTGACCACGATTTAAACAACCCGCATGACATGATGCGGGTATGGCGCAAGGCAGGATTTATAAAAACCATGCTGCCAACACATATCGCCGTTGAAACATACTACTATGATATCAACGGCAACTGTTGGGGACTGTACAACGTTACACACAAACTATCAGATGACGGCCACCGACACGTTATTAATTTTGATTACCTGCGTGAATGGACGCAGGACAATATCAATGAACTGGTTGCCGAATGTATTCGTATGCGCGAAATGGACATCACACACCAGGGCGAGGCGGTGACCGCATGTTAATAATCGCCCTGCTTCTGCTCCCCGTTCTGGTGGTTATCAGAACGGCGAAGCGTTATAAATAATCGTTCTAGGGGTTGACGATATCAGCCCCCTATATTTTCACCCGCCAAGGCTCCGGCTTTGGTGGGCTTTTTTTGCCTGCTCTGCTAATCGTGGGGTGGGCGTTGTTATTCTATTCCGTCCCTTGCCACCTATTCGCCCGCATATGCGGTCCGATATCATGCCCCTATACCTTTACCGTTCAACGCTGTCCGACGGCTCTTGCGACGTGCTTGACGGCCTAGCGGTGATATCTTCACAGTATCGTTATTGCTATGGCGTTCTACAATGTGCCTAGCGTGCGCCCTATGGCGTTCTATTGTGTTACCTATAAACTTACCGCCCTAAACATTAAAACAGCATACGGGGCTTGCTAGCCGCCTTGTGGTGCGTGCATGATTTTTCGATAAAATCACCGCCGCCCAAAGGTCAACCCCTCAGGCGGCGTGTTTTCGGCTGTTTTCTTGCCGATTTTCTGTTCATATTTATTTCAACTATTGCGTGTGAAAATTTTTACGTTTCCGTGTGCGTTTCATAGTCGCTTGATAGTCGCTCAGTGCGTGAGTGATAGTCGCTTGGCATAGTCGCTTGCTATTCCTCAGCTTCCGAAGCTTCAACGTCTATGACCTCAGTTTCTTTCATGAGCTTCTTTGCAAGCTCATCATCGGTCAGATTGTCGCCAAGCTGATTGGTCTTTGTGATCTCGACTTCCTGCCTGTCACTCATACCGTAGTAGTTTTTTGCACGGAAGATGTAAGTCACAGGATTTAGCTTGCCTGCCTGCACCAATTTTGCGTCAAAAGCACGCATAAAACTCTTGGCATTTTTTATTATTTCGGACGTCGAAACGTTCAACTCCCCCTCGTCAAACGGGTGTGTTCTGCCTTTTTCCCAATCCCAGACAGTCTGGATTGAGTAGCCAGTGAACAGGCACATTTCCTCAACGGTAGGAACGATATTATTTTCAGCACAGTGTTTAAAATACTTATCGAGTCTATCTGCGAGTTCAGCGTTTGATTTAACTTTTGGCTGTTTGTAAGCAACATAGACTTCTCTGACCATTTTTCCGACAAAAGCACCATCTTTCGCAAGAGCTGTCTTATTGGACGTACCGAAGTTATTTTTACCGCCTCTGCCTTTTACAACATCATTTGCCATTCTGAACACCTCCTTGGATAATTTCATTGATTGTGCGACAGCCTACCTTGTGAACGCGATAGACAGTCGAGGGTGAGATACAAAGTTGCTCGGCAGTTTGTTCCTGCGTGAGCTTTTGAATGTAAATACATTTCATCACAGCATAGATATGCGGGTCTGAAATGCAGCTGAGATAATCGGCGTAATTGGACATTATAAAACCTCCTTATGACGGATATGACGGAACGACATGACTTTATGACAAAATTTCGTTTTTTCTATATGTATTTATATTTATTAATATTTGTACTTTGTTAAAAGTATCTGTCATGCTGTCATAAGCACCCCGCAAAGCTAGGAATATAGGGGCTATGACAGATGACGGATTACCCATGACAGATGTGGTTTTATATCTGTCATAAGCAAGAACAAACGTGCGTTTTGTGAACTGATTGTTAACAAGCGAGAGCCCATGACGGATTATGACGGATAACATGTCGGATTGCGCAGATACATCTGTCATAGGCGGCTGTCATGGGCGGTCAGAGAAGTTCATCAAAGCCGTCGCCGTTATAGATGCTGATTTTCTGCTGAGAATCCTTGAGCTGATAGCCTCGCTCTTTCATGTTGCGCACGGCAATTAACTTATCTTCGGTAAGTCGCTTGAACTCTCTGCTGAATGACGAAAGTGCTTTGGCGTGATGTCCTGTTTCTTCACACCATGTGCGGTAAAACTGATACAGCTTTGTGTTGCTGATATAGTCGGTGTTTTGAGTATTAAAATACTCAGCATATGGTTCTTCGGAAACAAACTCCGAAACAGGGTTGATAACCTCGCGGAAGGATTGTTTGAGGTCCTCAGAGTCGTCCGTTACAGTGAATGCGCTGGTTTGCCTGAGGCGGTTATAGCCTTCGAGTATCCAGTTGAAGATTGCAGGCTTGTCCGCAAGGAGCTTATCCTTGAGAGTGCGGTCAGCTTTCATTTCGTTCGGCTTGCTGAGATCCGGCTCGTCCACAAAGCGGCGTGAGAATTTAACAAACAGCATACGACGTTCAAGGCCATATGAGAAGTCCTTAAAGTGCGGAATGTTGTTGCACGCAAAGATAAATTTCGTTCGTGGAATAAAGTCCACAAAGTCCTTATGCTTGAAACAGCCTGAGATCGCACCGCCTGCAACGACTTGCTTGAAGACGGACTCTGCACCCTTAACGTCCGTGTTGGTTTCCTCACCGAAGTTGACGAGAGAATTCATCAGCTTAATTCGTTTGAAGTCCTCAACAAGGCCTGACAGCTCGAAAGTCGTTTGAGCGTCTTTCGGAAAAATGGATTGCAGGGTTTCAATATACACGGACTTGCCGTTTGAGCCCTCACCGAGAAGAAAAGCACATGACTGCAAGGAGCAGTCTGTATAGAGAATATATCCCGCTATCTCCTGCAAGAGGGACATACGTTTGGTGTCACCTGCTGAAACGTCGTATATGAATTTGTTCCAACGTTCAGACGTTGTGCCGGGGACGTATGGAAAATTGAACTGAACTGTGAGCATATCAGACGGGGAGTGCTCACGGAATGTGAGGTCTCTGAGGTCTAGCGTGCCGTTGATGAAGCTCAGAAGAGGTTGCTTATTAAACTGCTCCTGCGTGATACAGTCGGTGTGGAGAAGCTTCGTAATTGATGTGAGCTTGCTGCCTGTACGGTATGAGCCCAGCTCACGGGATATGTAGCCGCCGATGACATCGTCATCGAGAGCCTGCCAGTAGCCATGCGAATATTCGTAAAAGCCCACGTTGGCAAGGTATCTGAGATTATGTCGCTTGGCAACGTATTTGGCTATAATATCCTCGTTAGGGGATGCGAAGCAGGACTTGCGCAGCTCGTTGAGATAGTCGCTTGACATCTCAGGACGGTATATCGAGATGTTCTCACGGATAGCTGAGAATAAGTCTGACAGCTCAGGTTTGGCTACCCAGCGTGCGGCTTCGTGGCAGAACTGCTTGAGTTCCTCGCGGTCCGTAAGTCGCTTGGCAAGTTCATTGACACCTGGGGTGGCATTGTCAACGAGATCTGCAAGTGGATAGCCGTGCGAGTAATACTCTGATACGTCCTTGAATGCAGGTGGGATAGCTGCTACCTTGAAAAGTATGCGGTGTGAGAATAGTTGCTTGCCCAGCTTCAGAGTAAAATTTTTGCCGGCTTCATCGTTGTCGAAACTAAGCAGGACATATGGAAACTGCTTAGCGGCTGAGATTATCACAGGAAGCTGTTCACGATTAGATTTGCTGAAAGCTCCGCCCATAGTCGCTAGTATCGGATAGTTTTCCTGCTCATAGCTTAAAGCGTCAAATGCTCCCTCACAGATAACGAGAGGGAGGTTGCTCGACGTGCGATTGAGTGTGTGCATACCCCAGATGACAGCTCGGTCAGAGTTGTCTGAAGCTGGTGGCTTGAGATACTTGACCTTCTGCTTATCTGACGTTGCACGAGCGTTCCAGGAAGCTATATATCCGTTTTTGAAATATGGGATACATATACGATTTGCCGCATAGTGTTCGGCTACTTTGTCGGGGAACTCTACGCGATAGCCCTCGCCTGTGTAGCCGATTTTCAGGCGGTTAATGGTCTGATCGTTGATGTTACGGCCATGCAGATAGTCAATATCCTCAGGGCGTAACTGAGAGTGCCACTTCTCAACGAGTTTTGTGCGAGAATCTAGTGCGGACTTCCAGTTGTCCGTCTGATAGTTGAGGGTTACTCCCGTGAGATCTGCGAGTTTATGAAGTGCTTCTGCTCGGTTTCCATTGAATTCACAGTTGGCGCAGAAGTCGATAACGTCGCCGCCCTTGGAGTCTCCGTGGTCATAGTAATAGTCGTCGTAGACAACGAACGATGACTTGTTGTTTGCTGAGGAGCGCAAAGGGGATACGCATCTGTCACCTGGTTTGTTTATTGCAAGACCTATCCTGCGTGCGTACTCGACGCAGGTAAGTCGTTCTTTGATTTGCTCGAAAGCTGTTGCTGACATTTAATCACCTCGTCTTGGTATGTTTTCAGTGCTTTCAGTATTTGCTGAGCTTTAATTCCGTCGGAATAAGTCGGTTGCTCGGTTTTAGATTTGAGCTTACGATAGTCAACGTCGTCGTCGAACGATAAGCCGAGTGCTGTAAGATCTGCTTGTCCGCATATCTTGGCGTCTGATTTTAGATATGCAATTAGTTTTGCGTATCTCTGTGAGCCGATGCTGCAATTCAAGCGCAAATGTATCAGCATACATTTCAAGTTGTTTTGCAACGCGAGAAAAATTTCAGCAGGAAGCTTGCCGTTAAGTCTGAAAATAATATCGTAGGTGTCGCTGTCACTGATGTTCAGCTTGCGGCAAAAATCTTCAACGCGGAAATCGTATGCTTCTGCATCATAGTCGTTCATATGCGCCGTAAATTCGGCATACGATGTTGTAAAGTCAGTTATGGTTTTTTTGTACCAGTCGTGTGGAAACAGCTGTTTGAGAGCTATAGCCACAGTCGCAAAGGTCTTGAAGTTTGCATCAACAATGCCTTTGAGTTTGCGGTTTCGTTGGTAGTCTCTGATTTTTCTGTTGGTCATATGGAATTACCTCACTTATGTGTGATTATGTGTGCCTGCCAGCACGATGAGAGATAGTTGAGGTTAAACAGGCAAGCGGGGGCGACGCCGACAGGGTTGAAAGCAATGTTTCTTTCAAGATCTCCTGACTGACGAATGATATGCACGTGGCGGGCATCACCGTTACAAGAATGAGGTGTAAGTGTCCATACCCAATCACCATACTTAGGCATAAGTTTTCTGCATCTTCTGTACTGGTTGCAATCGAGAAGTGTTACATAGTCTTCACACGTTCCATAGGCTTTGTCTCCGTTATCGGCGATAAGGTCAGATGTTTGCTTTACAAGATGTTTCGTATCAAAGTGTTCCTCAAGCACATCTTCATTGAGAAAGCGCCGGAGAGTGGATTTCTCCCAGTTGTTGCAGCCGTCTTCGTATTTTTCGTTAAAACGCTTTATGCACCAACACTTAGCCGTTATCGCTAAGTAGTTACCGTTGATAATGTCGAGACATATAAAGTCTATACCTTTGTATTTAAATTTCATTCCAGGTTTTAATTTGATTTCAACCATTTTTTATCCCTCCTCAAATTTCATCTGGCAACACCGTCCATTTTAATACCGATACCATTCACGTCAACAGCCGTATCAGCAACACCGAAAATAACCTTGCCTATGGCAGTGGACACGTCGCCTTTACGGTAGTTATCTACGGTCATCTTGAATCCCATTCCTGATATCGTTACCTTATCCTCCACCAGATTGACAGCCCTGAAAACCTTGCCGTGCATAGCATTTTCATACACACCATGCAACTTTTCCAGCTTATCCTGACTAACTCCAGCTTTCCACAGAATGGACGAAAGTTTATGTTCGTCAATTGTCGGTATCTCAGTTTCATGAGCATTTTGGTCAACAAATGTGGAAATCTTGTCATTCACAGTAGTGATAAGATCATAGTCAAGCTCGTCACCCACAACGCTTGTGAGGATATCCTTGAAAGTTTCCTTTTCGTTCTGACAGGTCATTGAGAACTCACAACCAAGAAGCTCTTCCACAACGGAAGTGTTCGGCTTTTTTGCGTTTTTGGTGTAGTAAAGCACTCCGTTGATATCAGGTGCACGATCATTGAAAAGAGGAAACAAAAAGCCATCGCTTGGAAGCTCAACAATTCTATCGCATGACTCTTTCTTTGCAATGGAGTTGTCCTGCTCGTTGTATATAAGCCCGTCGATACGCAGGTTTACAGGGCAAAGTGCCGTGATGATGAAGTTGTAATCCGTGTCAGCCTCTTCCTCAAACTCGTCCATTTTGTTCTTCCTCAGCACGGAATATGTACAGTGTGCCGCAAAAATAGTAAATGTTGACACATACTCAACCTTTTCAATTATAGCGTTCAGGAAGTTGTCAACCTTTTCCTCATCAAGCAGCTTGCTTTGCAGTGTTTCGTACATGAAAGGCTGTGCGCCACCCTCAAGATAAGCGTCTTTCGGGAACGAATATTCCAGCAGATTTTTGCCGATAGAGCCGCTGAGCACCTTTTTCAGGTTTATCATTATCAGCTCCGCCTCGTCCTGCGGAATGGTGTTGTAAAGCTGATTGGTCTTGCACTTTATGTTCTTTTCAGCGTCCACAAATGCCGTAACAACGTTGTTTACGGTGAAAAAGCCGCAGTCGTCGCTGAATATTCTCTTGATCTCGTTAATTTCTTTCTTGTTCATGTTAATCCTCCTCAGTTCCCCATTGTTCAGCCATTGCTTGTGCTATGCCTGTAAATGTTTTGGATCTTGTCTTGCTGTTACGAACCATTCCGCAGTTTGTGCGTGCAGTGCCGTCCGCCTTTTTGCTACCGCCTGATACCCATGAACATATGGGTTTAACAACATTTGTCGGTGTCAACTTAGGAAGATTTTTCAACCACAAACACGTTTTCTTACTGTATGGGTGTCCGTATTCATACGGCTGTATAATCTGCGTGTATTTTGGCAACCGATATACACCAGATGGTATCGGGTTTTCAACAGCTATTTTTTCAACAGGTGCATGAATAAATTTCAGGAAAAATTCTTTTGCGTCTTGTCCATTTTCAAATCTTTCAAGATCAATGTATCTTTTTTCATTAATTTTTTTGTACAGCCGTACTGCCCCTGCGTTGCTAAGATATGTACACGGCGGATGAGCTATCAGCAAATCCCATTTGTCCACTGTATGTGTCTGCCCGTCACAAGTAGTAAAATCTGTATTGCCGTTGATAACAGCCAGAGCGTCGCCTAAAATATGCCATTCAGGGTGACCGCCTGAACACATCTGAATGTCGCAGCTATATGCTTCGTGACCTTTTGCACGAAACGCCTTGCAGACCTCTTGTGATTCTTCGCAGGCTATTAATACCTTCATGTTATCCCTCCTCAAACTCAGGACACTCAGTCACAGTATACGAATGTATCATACCGCCCTTTTGTGCCTTGTAAATTCTGTGCTGATGTGTTTTCCAACCGACAACAGGTTGTCTGTCTATCGACCAACTGCACCCTGTTATTTGTTCACCTGTCAGCTTGTCCCTCTTTGGCACTGCGTGTTTGCAGTACCAACAAAGTGTTGTAGCAGCACTGCATTTCACAGCCTCTATCTTGTCCTTGAATTCTTCGCAGACAATGTGCTGATAGTTGACTACCATTGGTTTTAGGCCGAATTTCATTTGACGAACGCATAGCCAATATTTTCCGTTCTTTCTGCCGCAGTTGTCAGCCACCCTCTCAAAATATTTGCAGCTGGTGCAGAATTTGTTGTTACCCATGTTATCACTCCAACATCTCTAAGTTTATATATATAGATAGACTCAGCACAGCGGTAACGATTGTGTCTACACCTCGTGGCTGTACTTCTCCATACATTAAAATCTCAAGTATTTGCCATGATAGGCCGACCAAACTCCATATACCAACTGCTGTGAGGATTTCTTTAAATATTTTTATTTTACTCATATGTTCCTCCTTTTGTGTTCGATATGTGAAAGTCTTGCGTTTTATTTGTTATGCCCATTGACAATCATATCCTGCGGTGTTATAATGTATAAAATTTTAAAGAAAGGAGTGATAAAATGTTACAGCTGCTGCAGTCCTTGTGGTCAACGATTAAGATTTTTGCATTTGCCTTTGTGAAACTCGTTGATACCGTCCCTGTCCTTGGTGGTCTGCTCATAGTATCGATTGCCGTTGGGCTTTATACATTTATCAAGAAACGTTATCGAATATAATCTTATGCCGCCCTATGGGGCGGCTTTTTCTTTATTATCCATAAAATCAAACAACGTTGGTACGTCTATCTTATCTTCTTCCGCTTTGCAATATCCTACGCCGTCACGGAAATAGTCGGGGTTAAGCTCAATGCCTATTCCATATCGACCCATTTTAATTGCCGTCATAGGAGTTGAGCCTATTCCACCGAATGGGTCAAGCACAACATCGCCCTCATTGGAGTACCTAGTGATAAGGCGTTCGATTATATCGAGCTGTAAAGGACAAACGTGCATTTGCATATCACGTCTACGCTGCTCAGCATTGAGCGTCCTCATTCGGTTGATATCGTCCCAGACTGTATCGTTCCAGCTTGCAGGGGCGATTACCATAAACGACGCTGGTAATTTGTTTTCCTTGTCAAGCTTTTCTGCCAGGGCAACGTGTTCGTCATAGTTGTAAACATTGCTCTTTGAAAACTGCGTGTATACCTTTTGAAGCTTGTTCACCGAAACTTCTTTTAGTTCGTCCTTTGTCACAAGCCTATCACCGCTGGATCTCCAGTAAGCATGAGCGTCAATCTGCCAACGTCCTCTGCTGTAATCAGCTTTGCTCTTTGTAACAGGTGTGTCTGCATAAGCCTTGCTTGTATCTGTAGGGAGCTTTCTAAAGAGCAGGACATATTCTGGACAACCCACTCCCATTTTCGAGCCGTCCTTGCACTGTTCTGTCCAGCCAAGGCGGTACGTCTGATTGTTCTCACGAACAACGTCAGTTGTAATTGTAATCCTGCCCATATAGCGGAAGCCGTGTTTCATGTAGTGCATCACAGTTAAGTCGCTGAACGGGTCAACAGTCGGCATTCCGTCGCCTGTTGCATTGCCAAATAAAATTCTGTCCTTAACGTGTATGCAAGCTACTCTGCCAGGTTTTAGCACTCTCAGTAGATTAGGCGTCAAATAGTCCATTTGCTCAAAGAATCTGTCATTATCTTCGTTGTGTCCAAGATCATTGTAGCTTGGCGTGTACTCATAATGATTGCCGAATGGGATTGAAGTTACTATCTCGTCGACGCTGTTGTCGGGCATTTGTTCAAGCTCCCATATGCAGTCATTGTTTATGTATTTGTAGTGATTGCCCTCTACTACCACTCTTTTCACTCCTATGCTTCTTTTCATTTTGTCAGAGATGTTGTCAACGCTTGACAAGCCGTTTTTGCGGACTATCTCAGCCATTTTCTCAGATTGATAGTCGAAACGTTTCCATTTGTCAAGCAACTGCTTTTTTATCTCGTCTTCTTCGTCCATGTAAATTATGTCGATTGTCACTTCATCAGTTTGCAGAAACCTATATATGCGGTGAACAGCTTGAATGAAGTCATTAAACTTGTAGTCGATACCGATAAATATTGCCCTGTGACAATGTTTCTGAAAGTTACAGCCACTTCCGGAAAGTATCTTCTTTGTCGCAAACAGCTTTATTTTGCCGTTAGCAAAGTCGATAACTCTTCGTTCTCGCAAGTCGATGTCCATAGAACCATAGATATCAACAACATTTGGTATCTGTCGATTTATCTCGTGGCGTTCTTCTTCAAGGTCATGCCAGATAATAAAGCTATCCTCTGGGTTTTCAGCTATTATTTTAGCTGCTTCTGCAACACGCTGAGATATACTTTCACGCTTTATCTTTGCTTCGTCCTGCAAACTAGCTGTAGCTTCATCGAACAGTTTGCTCTGGCCGAACTTATCGACTGACAACTCGTCTTTGCTGACTGCAAGCCTGTGATAGTTGATTTTTAGCTCAGGCAAATCATATCCCTCGTCAGAATATGTGGGGTTGACATCTGACGGCTTTGAAACAAATACCGCCCATGAGCTTACCCATAGCCAAAACTCTTCTTCCTTGTGAGGGTACAACGTCAAGTTATTAGCCTTTGTGCTGTCACGCTGAAAGAAGCGTGTCAGAGCCTGTCCTGTGTCCATGATTTCAAGATATCCAGCATAGTGGATAAGTTCCTTATACTTGTTAGGGTCAGGCGTTGCGGTTGCCACAAGCTTATATGGAACGCCGTTGAACTTCTTTAGAAATTCTTGATAGGTTTTGCTACCGAAACTTCTCAAGACAGCTGCTTCGTCAAGGGAGGTAGCGGCGAAATACTTTACATCAATATCTCCGTCACGGACTCTCTCGTAGTTCGTTATCATGATATCAGCTGAACACGTCCTCACCTCTGCCATGGTTTTAACGTATGCAGGAGCATCATAGCCGAGTATCTCAACAGCGTCATGAACAAACTCCTGCTTAACACCCAGAGGACATATTATGAGGGCTTTTCCACCCTCATGAGTTATGACCTGTGTACACCATTCCAGCTGTATAACTGACTTGCCTAGTCCGAACTTGGCAAACACAGCACGCTTGCCACCTTTTACAGCCCACTTAACAATGTCACGCTGGTGGGGCTTGAGTGCCGTGTTTATTTTCTTGTCTGGAACATCAAAACCGCTGTCGGTAGCAATAGCCATTTTAGATTTCAGAAAATCTAAGTATTTCACCTATCAAATCTCCTTTCAAACTGTTTTATGCTCTTGAACTTGTTGCAGTTATCGGGAGGGCAGTTTCTTTTCTCACCCGTTGCAAGCAAATATCCGCAACACTTCTCACCATATATTTCAGTCGCATATATGCACTTGCTTGTCTTCTTGCATCTTCCTGTTCTCGTTCTCATTTTGCCTTATCACCTCTTAGACCTTCCAGAAACTTCGGGATCCTGTCATCAGCATTCATAAGTCCCTGGATAACGCCTATCATTCGTATAATCTTGTCAAGCAGCTGTTCCTTTGTCATTCCTTTAAGCTCTGATGTAGGAGAAATGACCTTGTTGATCTCGTTGGCGATGTGTATCTCTGTCTTGAAGATATCTTCCCACATCTGCATATTCTTAACACCTGCAAGGTATTTTTTCTTTAATACCGAAGCTTCGTCTTTTGTCACGATAGGAACTTTGTTCTGTATATCAGCGGGGAGCTTGCTTACAAGACAACTCATTTTGTATCTAGCGTACAAGCAGTGCATTTCCTCATAGAACATATTTTCCGACATTGACATATTTTCTGGCAAATCGCCCTCTTCTTTCAAAGCAACGATTTCGATTTGTTTTAATCTTTCATCAGTTGTTGGCATAGTAGTTTCGCCTCCTCAGCGGACCTTGCGACCCCGGCAACAAAGCCGAGGTCACGCATACGGTCAATAAATATTTTCTGTTCTTCTCTCAGTTTTCCGTCGGCATTTTTACACTCTATGAATGCCGTTTTTCCACCCTTTACAAAGCACACCAAATCAGAAAAGCCTTTAGGCAGTCCGTCTACTTTGCGAGGATTGAGGAGCACCATTGATTTAAACTCTTTTGAGTAAACCATTTTTCCCTGATAGAATGTGCCTGCATTTGTTCTGAACACAATGCTATCTTTTGAAGATAATGCAAGGCGGATTTCGTTCTGTATCTCGTGTTCTGACTTACTCATTTCTAGGCTCTCCCATAGTAATAGCAGAGTATGAGAAATGTTCCTTAGCCTCTTCATACACCTTGAGCATATCTTCGCTCAGTGTTTCCTTGAATGTATTGGTAAGCATTTCAAATGCCAGTATCCAGAACGGAACGCCATACTGATTGATGTGTGCTTCTTTTATGATCTCGCTAGTGATAATATCAATTGCCTTGAGCGAATTTACGTTGGCATTAGCAAGCGTAATTGCAATTGAATTTACAGGATTGGTGTCAATACCAATTGCCTGGCTACCTCTCATCATTTAAACCATCCTCTCTGTTTTGCTTGGACATATGCCCATTGTGGCTTATATCCTCTCATTTTTGCAAACGCAAACAGTTCTTGAAGTGTCTTGCAATCCTTGGCGGACTTGTATTCCTTGACCTTGTCATCTGCTTCTCTACGTTTGCTTTCCTTTATTTCTTCAAGCTCTATCTGCTTGATATTTTTTATTTCCTGTCTTGTCAGCTCCTCAGCCGCTCCACAATACGGACATTTTTTTGCAGATGTCGGTCTGTATGTAGCAAAGCATTTTGAGCACTGCCGTATCTGTAGCGTGCCGTCTGCGTTATATTCCTTTTCAGGTTTCGGAACGCTGTTTAAGCTCCACTCTCTGTCATCATCAGGCAAGCCGTGTCGCTTGTAGTTGTTGACGTGATCGAGAATTATTGCCGTCTTGCCCTCTTTCGGGCGCATACACCGCATGGATTGCTGGATAAACAGCGTTAAGCTCATTGTCGGTCTTAACAGTATGCAACACTCGCAGTCAGGGCAATCGAAGCCCTCTGATATCAAATCAACGTTGCAAAGGATTTTTATTTTTCCTGCTCTGAAATCGTCTGTAATGCGTTCTCGCTCGCTCTTAGGTGTGTTGCCGTCAAAGTGTACAGCATTAATTCCAACCGCTCTGAACGCTTCTGCAACGCTCTCAGAGTGCTTAACGGAAGAACAATAGCATATCGTTTGAAGCCCGTCGGCATATTTGCGATAGTTAGTTATAACATCGCCAAATACTGCTCTCGTGGACAGCAACTCAGCAGCCTGTTGTGGGTCAAAATCTTTGCCCTTGCGTTTGAGTGCCGATAGATCAGCTACGCTTGGTGCAAAGTACCTGTACGGTGATAAGTACCCCTGTGCGATAAGTTCTTTTGCTGTAATGCCTACCACCATATCATCAAAGCAATCTTTAAGTGGCTTGCCGTCAAGTCTGCTTGGCGTTGCGGTCAACCCAACTACGAATGCCTTTGGAAAGCGTTCAAGTATTCTCTGATACGTCCTAGCCGTTATATGGTGGCACTCGTCAATGACAATGAAGTCAGGTGCTTTGTACTGTTCTGGGTGTTTGTCAAGAGCATTTGCAAGTGTGGCGACCATGCCCACAAGAATTGTGTTGCGCTGAATACCAAAGCGGTCAAATGTTGCTATGGTTTGATCGAGCAGTTCTTTTCTGTGTACCAAAAACCACACTGTGTTGCCCTTGTCCTGCGACTTGTCAGCCATATATGCGAATATGGCCGTCTTGCCAGAGCCTAACCACAGGGCGCAACTGCGCAAATGCGCTTCCGCCCTGTACTCATAAGCCTCCTTACTTCATTAATAATTTTGTTTTGATAGTTTCTTAAAGTTAGCATTGTTTTCACATCAGAACGGCACGTCGTCGCCATTGAATATTTCCTCATATCCGTCAATACCAAGACCCTGCGTTGCAGGTGAGCTATTCTGACTTGGCGCAGGCTGTGGAGATACATTTTGTGGCGGTGTATTCTGCTGTGGCACACTCTGTGACGGAGCTGAACTGTTTCCGCCTTGCTTTGGTTCACCTGTGAATGACACGTTATCAACGTAAACCTCTGTCACATAGTGCTTTGTGCCGTTTTTGTCATCATATGTACGGCTTCTCAGCTGTCCCTCAAGGGCTATCATCCTGCCCTTGCCGAAATAGTTATTGATAAACTCGGCAGTCTTTTTCCACGCAACGCAGGTGATGAAATCCGTCTGTTTCTCTTCGCCCTGCTTAGTGTAGCTTCTGTCAACGGCTACGTTAAATGACATCACCGCTGTTCCATTTGTTGTTTGCTTGAGTTCAAGCTCCTGAGTAATTCTACCCATTAAAATCACTTTGTTAAGCATTTGTATCCTCCAATCTTCCATGCAAGTGTTTAATAGTCTGCATATACTTTTTGCTGTGACGCTTGCAAAAAGAAATCTCATAAATGACTACATATCCTGCAAACTCGCTCCCCCAAAGGTGACCAAAAGTTGACGCTCTTTCTATGTGGCATATTTTTGCACCTACACCAATTAGCTGCTTGAGGTTGTGTCCAAGTGTTGTCGCACTACATGATATCAGCAAGGTTTCCTGCTTTCTCATATGCCGTCCTCCAAATCTCTTGCGTCGATTATTCTGTCAAGTATCTTGGTGTCCTTGCACCAATCACACTTCTCACACCTTTCGGCTGGGTCCTCGACTGTTTTCAACCTTGCAAAGTGTGGTGTGCGTTCTTCAACAAACGCAAGTTTTTCGTCAAGCCATTCCTGCGGAACAGCGAACACGTTAAAGTCTGTATGCTTTTCTTTTGTGGCGGCAGCTATGAAGAATGGCAACTGTTTGCCTGTATTCTGACGAACTATTTCCTGATAGATAGCTCCCTGAATGTCATATCCCCAGTATCGAATGAAGCTCTGTTTCTGTTTTTCTGTATCGTTCCAAAGCTTTTCAAAGTCCTTGACGACCTTTAGGTCAACGATTGCCTTGTCAGGGTGATAGCTGTCTATCTTTATCTTGTATGGCACTCCTGCGATTTTACCCGTCATAATGACCTGCTTTTCGCCTGCCATATACTTCATGAACAGCTTGTCATTTTCTACACGCTGGATAATACTCTCAGCCTGTACATAATCAGCTTTAAGCGTTCCGTCACGCTTAAACAGCTCTGGGTGCTGAGCCTTGAAAACGTCAAGTGTTCCCTCAAAGTGAGCGTCAACGTATGAGCCTACGAGCAGAGCAGTTGAACTGTCACGCTTGTAATCACCTGCAACGTCCGCAAGGGTTCTTTCCTCACAGTCGCAGAAGCTCTTGAACTGTGAGCAGCTCATGTACTCAAGGTTAGCCTGCTGGGAGAAGTAATTTTCACTTGTCAGTTGTATCACAGATAAGTCACCTCCAGATCATCGCCGTCCGTTGTGCGGGTTGCAATAAACTGCAAGCCCTTTTCCTTGCACTTCTCATAAAGTGCAAGCCTGTTCTTTTCGGAAAGCTTCTCAGCTCCGTCAATCAGAATTATCTGTAAGCTGTTAGGCTTGCTGAGGGCAACATCGACGCAAAGCTGTAACTGCTCACCCTCTGACAGATTGCTGACGGGAAGTCCATTTATGAGAGGTATGCCGTCTTTAACTGTCAACCCCTTAACAGGTATTGTTGCTGTCTTTAGTATCTCGCCCGGAAGCTCTCTTGCAAGCTCAATCTTGCTTGTGAGCGCCTTAGAATGTTCTTCGAGCGTTTCAAGTTCGTCCTGCATTGACTTCATACGTTTGTATTCGTTGAGGTGCTTTTTCATTTCCTCAGCTGTCTTGACCTCAGCTTGCATTGCAGATATGTTAACAAGCTGCTTGCCTGTGTATTCATCGGCTACCTTGATGTCGCTGTCAAGCTTTGCGACTTTCTCCCTGTATTCGCTTTCAAAAATCTTAGTCTTGTCTGCTATCTTGTCTGAAAGCGAATTGAGCTTGTCCTCAGCCGCCTTGATTTCGGCTTTCTTGCGCTCGATTTCGCTAGTAAGCTGTTCACGTTCTGCTGCGATAGCAGATTTCAGATTGCTTACTGCAATTTCCATTTCAGCCTGATAACCTCTGACCTTGTTGTCATAGCTATCTTTAAACAGCTTCGCCCTCTCGATGCGAGAGTTGTATTCCTGTGCCTTTGTTATCTTCGTATAAGCTTCGGATAGGTCATATGCTTCCCACTTTTCAGCCTGGAAGCCCTGTGGGATATCCTTTGAGATATCAGATATAAACGCTGTTTTGTTACGTATTTCTCTGTTGATATCCTGCCTTGTCTGGAAGTAAACGCCCTTTTCGGACTGGATGTCGTTCAGAACCTGCAATATGTTCTGCTGATAATCAACGCCCTGCGGAATTTCACCAAACTTCTCCTTTATCCAGTTCAAATCCCAATTGAACTCAATGAGGTCAAGAATAATTCTGTTCTGTTCCTGCCTTGACATCTGTGTAAATTTCACAGGGTCAATCTGCAATGGCGTGAACAGCTCTCTGACAAATGCTTCGGGGCTCTGAACAGGCTTGCCGTCCTGTCTGATGTTCTTGTAGTCTGCCTGATTGACACGCTTCTTGCGGTCAATAGTGAGACCTGTGTCGGTCTCAATGAAGATTTCACCTTCGCTTTCGCCATTCTTTATAACGTAATCACGGCTACTGTCGTTGGTGAGAGCATATTTAATGCTGTCGATTATAGATGTCTTACCTACGCCGTTTGAGCCGGTAACTTCTATTGAGCGTCCGTCCAGTTCTGTTTCAGAAATGCCGAACAGATTTTTTATATGAATTTTAGTTGTTTTCATTACAGTACATCCTCCACTTCTCTCATTGCAGGCTTTGAAGAGTCCTCAACTTCGCCTTCGACCTGCACACCCATAAGCGTTTCCGGGCAGTGAACCCTTGCGAAAAATGATGCTGCACGATATGCTAACATCTGCTCGGGCATATTTCTCCACTTAGAGTTGGAAGTCCACCCCTCTGCTTTTGCCATAGCCATTGTGACTGTCGTTCCCTCAAGCACATCGCCGTCTTTGTCAGTTGCCTTGACGTAACAGCCTCTGTCGTCAGTATCTTTTGTGCCGACGTAAATCACCTTTACGTCTGTAAACTTTGCTCGGATAAAGCTCAGGCAAGCTTGCCCGCTCCAGCTTGGCTTGCCCTTGACCACGAACATCGATTGCATGACCATCATTGGGCTTACTCCCATACGATTAGCCATGTCAATGGCTATTGCGGTATCAGCGACCTTACCCTTGTACGCCTGCGGTATGATGTCCGCTTTGCACAGTTCGCTTGCCATTTTGAAATATTTGCGGAAATCTGAGATAATTCCCGTGTCAGTATGCGATGCAAGCTGTGTCTGTGTCTGAGTAGGTATCTGTCTGATTTCCGCCTGATTTATGTCGATGATTTCATCCATTATATTTCTCCTCTCTTATCATTGTGAATATGTGGTCTTTGTAGCAAAACCACATCTCGGTTGTTTTGTAAACATCATCACCAATATGGTTGTATGATGTAACAGTGTGCAGTGGCGAATATACTGCATCTGCAAGTGCCTTGAAATCGTCATCGCGTGCGAAAAGTTCAATACGTCCGCTTGCGGTTGCATTGTATATTGCTCTGACGGCAGGGAAGTTGCAATCATCGGCTACTTGTGCAAGAGTATCAACGCTTGTGATTATGCTGTTCAACTTTTCGATTGCTGTCATTTCGCCCTCTCCTTTCCAATAACGCTGGCTCTGCCAGCTTAAAATCTTTACATGGGTAACGCCTGCTACTCTCCAAACAGCCTTTCAGGTGCTTGCAATCAAGGCAAGAGTAGTTAGTCACTATGCTCACCATCCGACCTTATCAATGATTTTAACTTCTGGCAACTTATGCCCGCATTATATGCAGCTGTACATTGTTTGTCCATAGTGGAAAGCAATCCAGCAATATCCAACAGCAATTTATTGAATTCCTTGCCAATTAGGCCGACTTTTGCGTGTGAGTCTGTCTGTTTATCAGAATATGCAACAACTGGGACTTGCGAAGATAAATAATCGCCATATGATAATTTTTTATCCTTTGACCAGCAATGTATTGAGGTACTGTCACGATAATACGGCCAAGTATTAACTTCCGTAGGTTTTTCTGGACCCCAATTTAGTTCACGCTGTTCGCATTCTCGCATAAACGTGTCATAATCTGTCTGTGTCTTTAGACGAACTGTAAACTTGCCAGCTATAAATCCGTCCCAATCAAATGCTGGTTTGGTGGTATTGATTATGTACTCTGCAAAAAAGAGTCTACAACCACTGGTCCCGAAAATGGGACAATTCCCACAGTCATTTTCTACACAGCATTCCGCCGCCTTTACGATTTCCTCGTCAGTGAATTTTTTATTCATTTTCAATTTCCTCCCATTCAAAACGACCTTTCCCGCTGTTACGCCACTGACCGATACCTCTCAGCCTGCCGTAATCCAACCACTCTCTTACGGCTGTTTCCATATCGTCTTTCAAAATCTGGATTGTGAATTCAACTGTCGCCCCTGCAGGAACTGTCTCAGAATGTGCCAGTGCAACACGTTCGCCCTGCGGTGTGCTTGCTCTGAGTGGCCTCTGGCATTCGCCCATGCCGCCCTTGAATTCGTATGGTATCTTGCGCTCCTCGACGAAGATAAGTCCGTCAATCTCTTTCTTGTACGCCTTGATTTTGGAGCTTGCCGTGCCTGATACCTTTTTCAGAACGCCGCAAGCGTCCTTGAAAAATCCCTTGACCTGATAATCCCATAGAAATGGTGTGCCGTCTTCCAGTGTCGGGAATACCGTCATAGATTTTTCGACCACTTCCGCTACACCAAGTGCGGCTATCTCTTCCTCACGGCTCTTTGCGTCGGGTGCTTTTGACGCTATGTACTCGTCGTGGATTGTGGTTGTTGCGTTTGCCGTTCCCAAAATCTCTTCGGTGAACGTCAACTTTACTTTGATTTTTTTCATGCTCATGTCTTTTGACCTCCGTTAAACGTTAAATTTATTTTTTTCTTGCTTTTCGACGCCATACTGTGCCGAACTACGCCTTTGCTAGTCACTGCAGTTCCTTTGCTAGTCACTGCAGTTCCTTTGCTAATCGCTGCTATGCCCTTGCGTCTCTATGCTTCTCAATGCCTTTGCTAATCAATGCCATTTCTTTGCATGGCACCGCCAATCTGCACCCTGCTATGCCTTTACCTCTCGTTGCTTGTCAAAACTTCGCCTCGCCTTTGCTTATCGAAACTCAGTTTAGCTTCGCCTTTGCCTATCAAAACGGTGCTGTGCATACCTAGCCCTAGCTACGCAATATTTTGCCAGGCCTTTGCGTGGCTGTGCAGTGCCCCTGCGAATCATAGCTATTCTTAGCCGTTGCGAATCTATGTCAATCAATGCTGTGCCGTTGCCCAGCAAATCGACGCTGTACTTTGCCCTTGCCTATGCTTTGACATTCTTTGCTAAACCCCACTGTGCCGTGCCGTTGCTCCATGCTATGCAAAACAGCGCCTTCGCATTTCGTAGCCGTTCACA